ATAATAAAGATAAAATTGAAGAAAAAAAAGCAGAAAAAATAGAATGTGATAAATGTAAATCTATTGTTCGTCGTTGTTATATATCAAAACATAAAAAAACTAAAAAATGTTTAAATTATACATCTTAAATATTATTATATTTTATTATTAATAGAAATGATTAACAAAGATAAACTTTTAGATAAATGTGAGGCTATGACCTTATTATGTACGAAAGCATCTTCGTATTGGAGTTTTGTTAAATTCTGTTTTAATATTCCTATGGTTCTAACATCGTCAGCTATGTGTATTATTAATAGTATTAGCGAAGATGCTAATGAAATAAAAATACCAAATATTGTAGTTAATGCGTGTAGTGTATTGATTATGTCTCTTTTAAGTAGTATTAAACCCAGTGAAAAGTTTGAGTTATTTAAAAAGTTATCTCAACAATATATGCTTTTATCTCAGGAGATTGAGATGCTTGAAGACAATGATGAAGATTATAAAAATAAAATAAATATAATGTCAATGAAATTTGATAATTTAATACAAGATACAAGTTTTGAAGATGTCCCATCTTCTTTTAAAAGTAGTGTAGCAAAATTATATTATGATGTTGATAGATATGTTCCTATTCAATTAAATGGTGCCGCTGGAAATATGAAGAAACGAAGTAGTAGAGAAATTAGAGGAGTTAGTAATATTGGAACATTAAGCGAAAATGTTTAAAATAATTTATTTTTATATATTAGAATGATAAAGTATATTCAATTATTGAAATCTAAAAAAGAAAATAAAAGATTTGAAGCAAGGTTCTTTAATATAGACAGAGAAAAAATAAAAAGTGTGTATTTCGGTTTTAAGGGCGGTAATACATTTATAGAACATAAAAATACAAAAACAAAAGACGCATGGATCGCTCGTCATTCTGTAACTGGTGATTGGACTAAACCCGATACACCTTCATCACTCGCTTATCATTTTCTTTGGAATAAACCTACTTTATCGGCGAGTTTTAATAATTATTTAAAAAAGTTTAATTTAAATAAATATTAATTTTTTTTCTTAACTTTAAATAAATGAATAATGGCAGTTTGCGGAGAGTACCTTATAGATATGTAGAACATTTTATTATGAACGCTAATAAAAAAGATTATCAAAATAAATCATATACTTATGTTATTAAATATGATAATAAAATACGATTAGGGTATTCTAATGATATATATGATAGATTTAATACTCATTATAAAATCAAAGGCTGTGCGCAAATTTTAAGATTACAGAGATTTTATACAGGTAGAGATGATAATCAAAATTTTATAGAAAGACTTTCAAAATATAATGAAAATAGTACTATTCACGATGCGATAAAAGAAACTACTATATTAAAAACCCACGATGACCTTATTTCTGGAAAATATAAGATACTTGATATGGATAAATAAAAAATAAAAATGTTGTCATATTATAGAATGTATGTAATAATTGGGAAAGAAGATTGTCAGCAATGTTATGTTTTAAAAAATTTAATGTTTGCAAAATCAATAGACCACATATATATGGAAAATACCGAATTCAATCAAGATTTTATAGATTATCTTAAAAAAACAAATAAAACTTATCCAATGGTTTTGGAAGTAAAAAACTTTAATTCATTTCAACATATGATGAGTTGTTTTAGAGATTTAAAAAATTGATTAGTTTTTTTCCGCTCGTTTTTGTTCCCTTAACATAGCCTTACGAACTCTTGCTTTTTCTTTCATATAAGTTTTATAACCCTCATCACAATCATATTTATTTTTTAGATAACTACGCATATAGTTATTATTCTTCTCTTTTAAAACAGGGTCTGCTTTAATTTTCTCCCACGAAGTCATATTAAAATATTATAGTTCCTTAATTCTTATATATCTATGGTTTAAGAAACTCATTTAAGGATATGACGAATATATAATATTAACATTAAATAGACCCTAAATGATTAATATCAATGACTCCTATTTTTACGAAAAAATTAATTTTGTAAAACTTAAAATTATTATAGATAAACGCACCGAATATGAAAATATCGTAGATAAAGAAAAAGAAGCTGACGGATGTGATAAAAAAGCAAGTATATGGGCTATTATGAAAAAAATGTATAAACAAGTTGAAAAAATCCCATTTAGTCAATATGGTTATATTAAAATCAAATATCAAAAAGGCAAAAATTGTAATGATATTGGTAGGTGGTACGCAGAAAATGGGTTGGGATTAGCACCTATTAAATCATGTATTCGCCACACTATATGTGATGATATTTGGGTTGATATTGACCAAGTTAATTCACATCCTACTATTTTAAAACAAATTATGAAAATACATGAGTTCTCATCTCCTTTACTAAATAAATATGTTGAAAATCGTGATGAAGTATTAAAAGATATTATGAATGAAGAAGGTTTTACAAAAGATAATGCCAAAGACGCAGTTATATCAACTATTAATGGTAAAAGTTATAAATCCAAAACATTACTTAAATTACATAATGAGCTTAAATTACCTATTAATAATATTATGACATCAACAAAGTATATTGACTTTTATAATTATTGTAAAAATACATTTGGTGATAAATGTAATTTGTGGGGCAAAACGATGAGCCGTATTCTACAATATGAAGAAAATAAAATGCTTGAATGTTATATTCAATATTGTTATAATAAAGGATTAATTGAAAAATATAAAGATGGTTATAAAGTGTCTCTGGTTTTTGATGGATTCCAACTTATGAAAAATGATGCTATTAATGATGAACTATTAGAAAATTTAAGATTATATGCGTTAGATAATACAGGGTTTGATGTTAAACTAAAAGTTAAACCCTTTGATAATGCTTTAAAAATTCCTGATGAATATTATGATTTAAATAATGAAGAAAATAAAAATGATGATGAAGATGATGATTATATTGACCCATCCATTAAATCTTATGAAGACACTAAAATTGATTTTGAAAAAAATAAATGTAAAATTATGTTTCCTCCAAGTATATATACTTTTGGGGCTACAAGTAAAGACCAATTACAAAATTTTAAAAACGCAAAAGATACTTATGGTGATATTATTTGCTATGTTGTTGAAAAAAATAAAAAAAAGCTTAAAAAATTTATTTATATGTGGCTTGATGACCCAAAGAAAAGAAAATATACAAATGTTGTGTGGAAACCAACACCTCTTATAGCTGATGAAGATGAATATAATATATGGAAACCTCTTGATATTGCTAATATTCCTTTAATTAAAACTGAAAGGGATTACTGGAAAGAATTTTTAACATTTTCAAATAATCTTTTTGAAACAGAAGAAGTAACAAATTATATTTTAGCAAGATATGCATTTAAATTACAAAATCTTGGATTAAGAACGCATGTATTAGTCATATATAATGGTTTGGAAGGTGCGGGTAAAAGTTCTTTTATTGAAGTTATATATAAATTATTTGGTATGAATAATATTGTATTCATTGATGATAGTAAAAAGTTATATGAAAAACATTCTACATTTGAAAAAGAAAAATATTTTCTCTGTGTTAATGAAGCAAGTGGCACAGACAACTTTAAAAACAGCGACATTTTAAAAACAAGAATTACTGAAAATGTTTTAAGTATTAATCCCAAAGGCATTCAAGCATATGATATTGAAAATCTTTGCGATTATGATATGACTACTAATAATACAAATGTTGTCAAAATTACAGATGATAGTACACGTAGATGGTTTCAACTTGAAACAAGTAATTATTATTTAGGAAATGTTGATTTTTTTAATGATTTTAAAGAAAATATTTTTAATAATGATATAGCACTACGCCAAATATACGAAGGGTTTATGAATTATAAATGGAAAGATATTGTTAAATCGGGTAATTTTCAAGATAGTGCATATAAACCAATTACAGATATTACTAAAATGGTTAAAGAAAGTAATAGGGATAAAATGATATGGTTTTTTAAAGACCTCATAAATGATTATACTATTGAAGGCGAATTAACAACTTTGAAATTTACTAATAAAGAATTATTTAAATTTTGGAGGGAATGGTGTGATGGTGCTAATATATCTAATTATGATATGAATATTATTCAATTTGGTATTAAAACAACCCAACTAAATAAAAAGATATTTGCTAAATCTGGCGAGTACTTTATTTATAAAGATACTAATAATGGTTATAATATCATTTATAGAAAAGAGTTTTTTAAGTTCATGAATACATTAGATGAATGCTAACTTGTTTTTTTAATATTTTTGAAGTCTTTTAATGGCTAAAAATGATGTGATTTCTACAAACCCCCTTGACCTCCTTATGATTTTTAACAACCCCCTTATCAACCTCCTTATAGACCATTTTCATATATCTTTTATAATACTATATATATTATTATTATCATTAATATATTAATAAGGGGGTTAAGGAGGTTATAGTATTATATAGAAAATTTGAGAATGAAAAAAAAAATTTAGGGAGGAGTTACTCAAAGAAATAATAAAAAAAAAAATGTTTAAATAAAGCGATTAAAATGGGATACCCCACCCCCTTAACCCCTTTTAACCTCCTTAATTTAAGAAACCATATAAAAATAACGCATATAATATAATAAAAAATGAGTTTAAAAGTAAATACATACACTTATGGTTATGATTTATTCTTTACAAGGGATATAACTAAATGTGAAATGGTTAATATATGTAATGATTTAACAAATATATTTGATAATAAATATATGTTTGAACCAGAACCTATTCGTGATGGTTTTATTTATATAAAAAATCTAAAATATAAATGTATGAGACTTTCTTGCTTTCGGGCTCCTTGGGTTAATCAAAATGTAATGGAAGAGTGGAAAGATAACAACGATATTTTTGTAAAAAAAACTACTGATGATAAATTTAATGGAAAAAGGAAGACATATCGTGATACAAGAATTGGTGCTAATGGGCGTAATCATTATAGTACTTGTTTAAAAGCTTTTTATGATGCTCCTCCTTGGACTATTAACGAACTAACTCAAATTAAAGCGGTATTAGCAGATTATGATATTTTAACAACTAATATTAATGATGTTAAATTGAAAAATCCCCAGATTTAAGAAACCCATATAAAGATTATCTGTTATAAATAAACAATAATGCCTCCTTTTGATCTGTTCAAAAAAGGATTAAAAGAAAAATACAATTTAACATACGAAGATGTAAAAGATAATTGGAGATATTGCGGAGGTGATAAAAAATCACATTTCAATTATTGGAAACTTGTTTATAAAGATAAAGAATTACCAAAAAAAGAAAATACCTGTGTATGTAGTCATTATATTCAAGAGAATTGTTATATAACCGATGGAAATAATATATTAGTAGTAGGAAATTGTTGTATAAAAGCATTTGTAGTAAAATGTAATAGGACTTGTGAAAATTGTGGAGAGACACATAGAAATAGAAAGGTTAATAAATGTAATAATTGTAAGGAAAAACTATGTATAAAATGTTCTGTACCTATTCAATCAAAATATAGAAAATGCTATAAGTGTTATGTAAAATCTATATAATAATTAATTATTTTTTTATAATCTATAATATAGAAGATGAGTAAGTATAATCCATTATTTCAAAACAATAGCAAAAAAAGCGTTGAGGTTGTAAGACCCCAAATAATCCAGAACACTATAAACCAAACCAATGATAATATAGTAATTGATAAACTGATAAATGATAGGGTTTTAATAGGAAATGGTGATAAAATCATATCATCTCCATACTCTATAAAAGACCTTATGCAAGAAACTAAAAACCTAATACCGCCACCGCTACAATCTGGGGACAATATTTTAATAAATGATAATAAAATCTCATCGGTACTCTATGATGACACCAATTTAAAGAAAATCATAGAAGAAAATCACAAAATACACGAAAAACTAATCAGTAATGTATCACAAGATACAACAAAATTAAAAAATCAATTTAAAGAGAATAGTGATAATATGTTAAATAGTCTTAATTTGTTAAAGAAAGATGTAGAAGAACAGCAAAAAAAAGACGATGAAATAAAAGAAGAAATTAAAAATATCTCTCACCA